TTAGGCGTTCCGTTATTAAAGTTAATAAGCATTGAAGGGCTTAAACCATTCATTATGTTGTTCAAGTGATAATTAGATATTTCTTCTTCTAATTCTGCATATTGTATTCCACCTTGATAGTCTACAGGTGCATAGTAATAAAAACCTGACTTGTATGGCTTAATGTAATAGATTTCTATATTTTCTTTTGACATTCCATAAGCAGGTATTCTTAATGGCTTATCACTTGGTTTTAATTTAGTCCAATCCTTAAAGTAAAAGTATGCTGGTATATCACCATCTTCATTAGCTTTTTCTGCTCTTAATGTTTCTATTGGCATATGCTCAATTTGTGCAATTTTAGTTCTATCTTTTGAATAGATAACTTGCATAGCACATTGACCCATTAGTTTAAGATCATAACACAATTTTCTTACAATATCTTTTTTAAATAATGTAATCATTTGTGCGTATTGTTCTGGCTTTCTACTTGAATCTGTAGCACCTAAACCTTTGCCATATATTTGTTGGCTAATACCATTAATACAAGCATTGTTTGTAGGGCTTCCATTGTAACGGTCTATTAAGAATTGAAAGTAATTATTATCATCACCATAACCAATCCATTCTTGGTTTGGAACTTCAATTACTTCTGGACTTGTGTATGTACTTAAATTAACAAAACTAACTTCTGATTTTGAACCTTTTTTAATAAACTGCCCTAAACTATTTCTTTTTCTATTTTTCATATTACAATGTAATCATTATTATAAGAATTGTCTGTAATGTATTGACCCTTGTTTAACTCATAATATAAATTATCCATTTGGTCAATCTCTTGATCAGTACAAAAAATCCTATCTTTGAATATGTCAACTATATTTGTAGTATCTATATTCCAAAATTCATTATATAATTCCCAAAGAAAATAATTAGTATTCCAAAAGTTTGGGTCTGAATATAATTTTATGTCGTAAAAATGACCTTCAACTAATACAGGACTAAATGCTTGATCAAAAGTTAGATAGTTCCCAGATGTTACTGCATTTGTAACTTCATACGTTTGTGTTACATTTGTGCTATCATCTCTAATAGACATAGTAAACTGATCTCCATACGTTCTTGGTATTACTTTAAACGCTTGGGCTAATGTAGAAGTAGTTAATACAATCATTTTATATATAACGTAAGAAATAAGTTATTTTGTAGAAATGTTAATGCAAAAAAAAAGCACCCCGAAGGATGCTTAATTTTAAATACTAATATTATTAGTTTGGAACAATCGCTGCTGGATCAGCAACAATTAAACCAGAATCTAAAAAGTATGGTGCTAATTCTTCCATTCCTTCCATAACTAAAGTAAATCCTGAAAGATCTCCTGCAGCAGCTCCAGAAACTACAGTTCCTGAAACAAATTCCATTCCGTTTTCAAGTCCACAAAGGAATTGATTTCCGTAATAATCTTCAACAACAACATAAGGTCTTGCAACTGCTATTTGCTGTAATTCAGCTTGTGTTTGTGCTTCAAGGTATGTTAATGTTAAATTTAAAGTTTGAGTATAAAAAGTAGTTCCGTTTTCTCTTGAACTTGTTACAGTTGTTTCAAGTGAAGAATTACCTTTAACATCAAATTGATACCAATCTGGTTGTGTTCCTGTGATAGTTGTTACTTGTTTTGTAGTAGAATCTACTGTAACTCCTGTAATACCACCAAAATCACCAAACCAAACTGTTTTAATGCCACCGAAGGCACTTTTACAAGGTAATTTTCTCCCTGTGTTTAATGTACAAGCCATAGTTTATATTTTTTTATTAAAAAAAGGGTAAGTAGGCAATAACCCACCTACCCTTATTTTTGGTTAATTTAATTTATTAAGAATAAAGAACTATATCAGATCCTATTCCGTATTGTACTCCAGCAGTAAATCTCATAATTACTCTTACGTTTTTACTTCCGTCAATGTCAGCCATATCAATTAGCTTAACAAGATTGTAATCAGACATTAATCCAGTTCCAAAGTATAAGTTAGATCTTTCTGCAGCAACTGCATAGTTGTTTGGTAATCCATTAGCAACAAAGATTTTAACTCCATCAATAGAAAGGTTTTCTTGACCTCCGTACCATAAAGTACCTCTATTGTCAATACCTCCTGCAACACCACCGCCTTGTGCGTTTGTAATAGCAGCGTATCCGCCTAATGCTCTAACGTATGCTTTAGCAACATTTTGTGGAACATATATGTATAAATCATCTTTACCATAAAGTGTAGAAGGAATAGCATCAACTACTTTACCCAATTCAGCAATTACGTTAGCTGAATCAATAGCAGTACCTACTACATCAATTACATCTGCATCAGCAGTCATTAATGGAATAAAACCATCAAAAGATCCTGCAACTGCAGCAGATCCATTCCAAAGATTTTGTTCTGTAGCTTGAGCAACTTCTTTTGCAACGTGTGCAATTAAGAAAGAAGCAAAGTCAGGTGGTAAGTTATCAAAAGCTGAATAGCCCATAGAAACTGCACCCCAGTCTGATTCAAATGGTGTTTTACATAATTCAAGGTTAACTTGAAATTGGTCAGGCTGTATAATTCTTTCAGTAAGTGTTACAGCACCTGCGTTTGTGAAATCACAAGATTCATCTCCAATTAAACCAGAAGTAGCTACTTTTTTAATAACTTCTTTAAACTTAATGTTTGGCTTAATTTCAATAGCACCTTGACTTAACGTGTTACCGCTTAAAAGAGCAGCAGCAATGAACTTACCTGCAAATTCTCCAGCATAAGTAGTAGTAATAGTTGGTTGTGGCATAATTGTTTTATTTTATTTATTTAATTGATTTAAGATTAGATCCATTGTAGAAGGGCGTCTTTTTGGCGCTATTCTAAAATTTTCTTTTTTAGCATTACCTCCTTCTGGGTTGTGCTTTATTGGAGCAGCAGCAGGTTTAGATAATTCTTCTTTTAATTGTTCGTTAACTTCTTCGTTAAATTCTTCTTTGATAGTTCTTGATTTAGGTTGTCTTAAAACTTCTTCTTGTTCCATTTCAACTTCATCTTCTTTCATATCTTTTTCTCCTATTTTAGATTTAAGATCAGAAATAGCATCTTCAAGATTCTTGATTCTTTTTTCCATTCCTGCCCAGTCCTCAACTGCAGCTTCATCATCTTCTACCATTTCTTCTTCTTTTTCTTCTAAATCTTCTGTTTCATCTTTAGATTCTTCTTCTTTTTCTGGAACTTCGTCAGATACTTCTCTAACGTCTGCAATCAATCCTTCTTCTTCAATAACTACAAGTCTACCATCTTCAAGTAAGTATTCACCTACTGGCATAGCAACTTTTTCGTCATCAGTAAGAATAAAGATTTCTTTACCTTTTTCAAACGATTCTGCTTCTACAAGAGTACCGTTCTCTAATTTTTGTTCTTCAAGTTTTACTTCTATGTTTAGAAGCGTCTTGATTTGGTTTAACATTTCAGTTGATTTCATAATTATATATATAACGTGTTTAATTTATTTTTTTGCATTTTCAAACTGTTCTGGATATAACACCAATGCCTTGAGCCCATAAAGAACCATCACAACATTTTCTGGAGTATGTATTTTTGTTTTTACATAAACACGCTCGACGTGAGCCCTTTGGACTTGCTATTCCAGGAAAAAAGTTTTTTAATCTACTCATTTGTTAAACTATTTTTAATTTTATTTAACAATTCGTCAGATTGTTTGTCATCAGATAAACCTACAGAATCTTTAGGACGTTCCATTTTATCAGCAAAATACCCTTCAATGCTAAATCCTTTTACCTTTCCAGTCTTAACATATTCTTTCCAGATTTTATCATTGTTTACCTTAACTGCTCCCATCCAAGTTCCTACTGGCACATTCATTCCATACTTTCTTGATTTGTCGTGAACCTCATCTTCTACAAGCCAAGATTCTACCAAACTTAATCCGCTTAATTCGTGTTGATGTTCTAATGTTGAATTGTTTTGATTGCCTTTAGTCAAGTACATTTGGGAGGCTTTTAAGACTGTATCTTTAGAGAAGTATATATAATATTCATCTTCACCATTTTTGCGATATATAGGCTTATTTGGGATTAGTAAAGCCCCCATTAATATTTTTTTTTCTTTATCTATTTCTGCTAATTTAATTTCATCACTTTTTAATGCAATAAAATCTTCTTCAATAGCTGGATTTTCGACTATTGATATTGCTTCGATTCCAGAAGCATCTTGATCTTCATCTAAAATTAATTCGACTATTTTCATATACTATATAACGTATTTAATTAATAATTTTGCATTTATATTGTTGCACCTTCTACAATATTTCTTTCAAGCCCTTGTGCAGTTGTAACATCATTGCTTACAACGTATGCTCTTACAGGTTGATTTGCTTGACCTCCTATTGCATCTGCTAATTGACTTGTTTCACCTTGACCTACTACATTAAATGCAGGTGGTGCTGATGGCATAGCTGGTACTGAACCGCCTCCTCCTACTGAAACCCCTGCTGGTGGCGTTGGTTCTGGTGTAGATGTTATTTGTTTTACGTTTGCAATACCTCCTGCAATTACTGCTGCTGCACCTATGAATCCAAATATACCACCTTGTGCTAATGCTTTGTTTGCACCTGCATAAGTATCTCTAATAGCTTGTACTATTGCTATTGCTTTACCAAACTTTGAGTTTTTACCTACAATAGTAGCCATATCAGTTAAGGCTTGTGTAGTTAAATCCTTTTTAGATTTATTTAAGTCTTTTTCTATTTGAACTTGTGTATTAGCGTTTTCTTGTTGGTATGCTAATAGTTCATTGTTAGCATCTTCATACGCTTGTGTTCCTTGTTTATATTGATCCCTTTTTTCTGTTAATCTTTTAGATTCTATTTCACTTTCTTTTTGTGCTATATCTAATTGTGCTTGTAATCTTAAATAATCATTTTCTATTTGTTCTGCTGTAAATTCTGATTGTGCTTGATTTCTTTCTGCTTCGGCATCACTTATGGATTGATTCAATTCCTTTTGTTCACGATCTAATGCTAAATCATTTGCTTTTTGTTCTGATCTAAATCCTTTAATTTGTGCTTGGACTGCTAACACTTCGTTTTGTGCTTCTAATAAAGCTATTTGATTTTCATCATTTCCGTTCTTGTCAAATTGTGCTTGAGCAGCAGCAAGTATAGCATTTGCATTACCTAACATTGCTTTTTCTTGTTCGTTTAATACTGCATTTAATTCATCATTAGCTTTCTTTCTTTCAGCTATTGTATTTCTTTCTTCATCTCTTATTTGTCTTAAAGATTCTGCTTGTAAATCATATTTTTCAATTAAACCTTGATTAGCAACTGCAGCTAATTCTGCTGTTTTAGCAAGATTAACATTTTCTGTAGCACCTTTAATTGTTTCTTTTACATAGTTAGATGTTGCATCAGCAACTTTATTTACAACTTCAGCAGTTTTATCAAATGAATCGTCAACACCTGTTACAACGTCTACTAATTCTTTACCTGCATTTTTAGCTGCATCTAATGCACCTGCAAAATCTCCTTTGAATACCTTAACTACTGCTTCTGCTAAATAACCTAATGTGTCTATTGATGATTGTATTCTTTCAATAACATTTTCTTTTATTGCAATACCAAAGTCAATCATATTTTGAACAGGATCATCAAAGGCTGCTTTAAAAAAGTTAGTTATTGCACCAGTATTAGATAATATGAAATTAAAGAAATCATTAAACGCTAATGATAATGCTTCAAACGTAATAGAAAAAAAGTCAGCTACCTTTTGATTTTCATTTAACACTTCTACAAACTTTGAAAACCCAGCTATAATAAGTCCAATACCTAATGCTTTTAATGCACCACCTATTTTCTTTACACCACCTGCTGTTTTATCAGATGCTTTTTCAACACCTTTTAAACCTTTAGCTGTTTCTTTATTTCCTTGTGCTACTTCTTTGTTTAGATTAACTATTTCGTCTGTTAGGTTGTCTACACCTTTTTGAGCCTTTTTAGTTTCTATATCTAACTGAACTTGTATTACTTCTGCCATTTTATTTCTCTTTTTATTTGTTTAAATCCTTCTTTAAAGGTTTCAGCTATTTTATATTTGCCTTGTGCAATTCTTATTGATTCTGTTTCACCGTCTACTACTTTTAATAATTCTAATATATTTTTAATCATAATTCATTTAATAATTCCATTGAACTTTCTCCTGTATTTAGATTTGTATTTAAAGTGTTTATTGTAAAGTTTTGATTATTAATTACAACTGTATCATTCATATTTAATTTGTAAATAATTTTTAATGGTAAATATGCTTTTAATTTAATTAATCTTCTTTTGCTATTGAATACATCTTGTATGTATGTAAGATAATTTTCTTGGAATAATGTTCTTGTAAATTCAGTTGTATTAGTCCATTCGTTTGTTTCATTATAAAAATGATTATTTAATTTTCCAGTTGTTGTTACAGGGCTTGTGCTTACACTATTACTTGGAATATAATAACTATCTACATATTCGGGGTGTGAATTACTATTAGTATCTGTTTTAAAACTTACTCTTGTAGCTCCTCCCGTAATAAGTATAGGATAAAATAATAAAGGTTTGCCAAAGTATGCTTCTAAATTATCATCTACAAAATAACCATATTGAATACTTGTTTGACCAATACCTGTAGGATCTGCATCTACAAGACGTTCCATTTGTATATGCTCAAAAGGAAGCCCCACTTTATATATAGGATTTGGTGCGTCAAAGTTATTACCTATTGTAGCATCTCCTGTAAATTGTTCTGAACCCCATTTTTTGCCAAACAGTTGTTCGTATTGTGAAGCAAGTAAAGTTCCAGTTCCTTCATAACCAAATTCTATTTCCCTATAAGGTAATGCTACATTAACTTGATTTGTACTTGTGTCTACATATTTACTTATATCATAACTTGTTCCTGCTGCATAAAAATCATCTAATTTTTGAACTTTTATTTTACCATAATCTGCATCTTGTGCATCACTAACATAATAAGCTGTTAAATTAAACATACGAAATATACCTGTTAAAAAATCAATACATTTAATATCAGGAACTTGTTGTTGTATAATAAAATCAAATGATGTAGTTGCATTAATAGCACCTGAATTATAAGTTTCAGTCCAAGCACTACCAGCACCAAAATCATAACCTGACAAATTCCAAACAACACTTGAAAAATTAATTTGTGATGTTACAAATATTGTTACAGTATAAGTTGCAGCATCCATTGGTGCAGGATAATCAGATTTTGTAAATGTTTGGCTTCCAGTATTGTTAGGTAATGAAGCCCAAGCACCACCATTTCTATATATAACAACATCATAAGGAGCAGTTCCACTTGAAACAGTTAAAACTAAATCTTGTTGTATATCTGGCAAATCAGTACCAAATATTTGTAAACCATTCCCATTAATCATTCCTGTTCTTGTTTGAGGTAAACCAAAGCCAGTAACTAATGTAGGATATTGAGTTACTTGTGATAAAGGGGCTACACTACCTTTTTTTCTATGTAACCACATATACAAAGTATAGAACTCTTGATTTGATGAGTTAAAAAAGTCATCTGTAAATTCTATATTATATTGAACTTCTATTGCTTCAATAATTTTCCAAACCCTTATAGCATATTTTAAATCTGACCATAACACACCGTGATTGTGTCCGTTAGATTGCCAATATAAATTACCATCATCTGCAGTATGTGTTCCAGAATTATAATATAACCTACTATTTTCGCCAGACGCTCCAGAAGTTATTAAAGGACATAGAATATTGTTAGAACCAGATTGTAAATATGATTTAATAGTTGCAGCATCATAAGTTAAACCAGTTCCATATTGTTCTAAATCATCTAACACTCCTAAATTATCATCACGCATTAAGTCTTTTAGATTTACTGTTTCTCCAAAGAATGTAATACGATATGCATACGCTTTATTTAGTTTTAAGTCAACGCCTTCAAGTTTAACATAACCTTGCTTAAATGTAATATTATTAAGTTCTATTAAACCACTTACTTTATTTCTTGCATCAAAGGCACTTAATCTTATGTCATTAGAATCTACGTTATCAAAATTATAATAATGTTTAAATATTT